ACCGGACCTGGTGGTAACAGCAATGGCAATAATACCGGACCTGGTGGTAACAGCAATGGCAATAATACCGGACCTGGTGGTAACAGCAATGGCAATAATACCGGACCTGGTGGTAACAGCAATAAGCCAGGGCCAGGTAAGGGCGATGGGCCAGGTAAGGGCGATGGACCAGGTAAGGGCGATGGAAATGGCCCTAGTGGAAATGGCAGATGGGTTCCAATTGGGCACGGTTCGCGTATGTGGAAAGGAGCTAAGGGAAAAGATTCCAGCATACCCGGTGATTACGACTACGAAGACGGCGACATAGTACCAATGCCAGTAGATTTATCAAAGTTCAAAAAAAATGAAGACGTTGACAGACTATTAAAATTAGCAGGATTTAACAAGTAATCAAAGTGGCAGATTTATTCTGCCACTTTCACCTTTAAAATATCTAACAGCTTGCATACGCAAGATAAGTAGTATATAATAGGCATATACATTAGGAGAGTTACAATGGGTGGTCGTTCATACGGTGCGGAAGAAAAGGCAAAACTAGAGCGTTTGATTACAGAAGGATCCACTGTCCTTCGCGAAATTGACGACTTACAAGTAGGGCTAAAGGAAACAGTACAGGCAGTTGCAGAAGAATTACAGGTCAAAGCCAGTGTTATCAATCGAGCAATTAAAATTGCACACAAAGGCGATTGGAGCACTTACAATCAAGACTGGGAAGAAATTGAAGCAATTTTAGATATTACTAAACGTATCTAATAAATATTGTTGTATAAGGTCAGCGGGCCATAAACCGCACGTAAGGTATTTGTCAGCCGGAAATGACATATGGAGAACTAATGAGCTATGTAGACGCATGGTTTGACCGCGATAACGACGTTATCAAAGTAGTCGAACGAAATAAAAAAAACGAGCGTGAGTATCGTGACATCCCTGTCAAACACACGCTTTATTATAAAGACCCTCGTGGCAAATTTCAAAGTATTTACGGCGATGCACTTAGTCGCATTGTTTGTAAAAATACAAAAGACTTCCGAAAAGAACAAGCAATCAATTCTGGTAAACAATTATTTGAAGCTGACATCAATCCAGTATTTGTTTGTCTAAGTGAAAACTATCTAAACGCAGAACCCCCAAAACTCAATGTAGCATTTTTTGACATTGAGGTGGACTTTGATCCGGAACGTGGCTACAGTACTCCAGAAGATGCTTTTATGCCAATTACTAGTATTGCAGTTCACCTACAATGGTTGGAAACACTCGTATGTTTTGCTGTACCTCCAAAGACACTAACTTGGGAAGAAGCACACGAAGCTGTTAAAGACTTTCCCAATACTATGCTGTTTAAAACAGAAGCAGAAATGTTGGATGCATTTCTTGATATTATTCAAGATGCTGATATGCTTAGTGGTTGGAACAGCGAAGGTTATGATATTCCATATACTGTAAATCGTGTGACTAAAGTGTTGAGTAAAGACGACACACGTAGATTCTGTTTGTTTGGTCAATATCCCAAGCGTCGTGAATATGAAAAATTTGGCAAGAAAGCCATTACATACGACTTTATCGGCCGCGTACACTTAGACAGTCTAGAATTGTATCGCAAGTATACATACGAAGAACGCCACAGTTATCGGCTGGATGCTATTGCAGAATATGAATTAGGCGAGCGTAAGACACAATACGAAGGCACGCTTGATCAATTGTATAACAATGATTTTAAAACATTCATCGAATACAACAGACAAGATACTATGCTGTTGGATCGACTGGACAAGAAACTAAAATTCATGGATCTTGCCAATACACTGGCACACGAATGTACTGTATTGCTACAAACTACAATGGGTGCTGTTGCAGTGACTGAGCAGGCTATTATCAACGAATGTCACAGACGTGGATTCCAAGTTCCTAATCGTACTAAGATGGATGAACGTGAAGATAGTCAAGCGGCTGGTGCGTATGTTGCGTATCCTAAAGAAGGTATTCATGATTGGATTGGATCTCTAGACATCAACAGTCTTTATCCAAGTGCTATTCGTGCATTGAATATGGGCCCGGAAACTATTGTTGGACAGTTGCGTCAAACTAAAACAGAAGAATTTATCGAACTGCAAATGGCCAAGGGCAAATCGTTTGCGGCATCGTGGGAAGGTGTGTTCAGTAGTTTAGAATATGAATGTGTAATGAATCAAGAGATTGGTACAGACATTACTATCGACTGGGAAAACGGAGACACTGATGTTGTTAGTGCTGCCGAGGTATATAGACTAATCTTTGAAAGTAATCAGCCGTGGATTCTCAGTGCTAATGGTACAATCTTTACTTACGAGAAGGAAGGTATTATTCCTGGATTGCTCAAGCGTTGGTATGCCGAACGTAAAGAGATGCAGGCCAAGTTAAAGGAATGTATTAAAAGTGGTAACAAAGTTGAAGAAGAATACTGGGACAAACGACAGCTTGTCAAGAAGATTAACCTTAATAGTCTATATGGTGCCATTCTTAACAGCGGTTGTAGGTTTTTTGATAAGCGTATTGGGCAAAGTACCACACTAAGCGGTCGCCAGATTGTTAAACACATGGCAGGTAAGGTCAATGAAATTGTCACTGGTGATTATGACTACCGTGGCAAAGCAATTATCTACGGTGATACGGACTCATGTTATTTCTCTGCGTATAAAACTCTTGAGAAAGAAATTGTAGCGGGCAAAATTCCCTGGACAAAGGAAAGTGTAGTACAGTTGTATGATCAAATTGCCGATGAAGTGAATAATACATTTCCACAGTTTATGTTGGATACATTTCACGTACCAAAGACTCGTGGTGAAGTTATTAAAGCAGGTCGTGAAATTGTTGGCTCTAAGAGTTTGTTTATTACTAAAAAGCGGTATGCGGTATTATATTACGACAAAGAAGGCAAGCGTAGTGACATAGAAGGTAAGCCTGGTAAGATTAAGGCCATGGGCTTGGATCTTAAACGTAGCGATACTCCAGAATTTATTCAAAACTTTCTTAGTGATGTTCTTGAAATGGTACTGATGGGTAAACCAGAACAAGAAGTACTGGATCATATCAGCGAGTTTAGACTAAGATTTAAAAGCAGGCCTGGTTGGGAGAAAGGTAGTCCTAAACGTGCCAATAATATTACTGAGTACGAAGCCAAGGAAAAGAAAGACGGCAAGACTAATATGCCGGGCCATGTTCGTGCAAGTATCAATTGGAATACGCTAAAACGTATGTACCAAGACAAATACAGCATGGGTATTACTGACGGTGCAAAGGTTATTGTTTGCAAGCTAAAGCAAAATCCAATGGGATTTACTAGTGTTGCGTATCCTGTGGACGAATTGCGTCTGCCACAGTGGTTTAAGGATCTAGCATTTGATCATGCTGAGATGGAACAGACTATTATTGACAATAAGTTAGATAACTTGATCGGTGTGTTGAAGTGGGATGTACGTAGCACAGAAGAAAAGAACACCTTTAACAGTTTATTCGAGTTTTAATATGAAAATTATAATTGCAGGCTATGGATTTGTAGGTAAGGCAGTAGCAAAGGCCTTACATACCAAACACGAAGTTGTTATTGTAGATCCAAAATATACAACTAATACAATTGCAGATAATCACGACGCAGACGGTTTGATTATTTGCGTTGACACACCCACATTAGATGGAGTATGCAACATAGGAAATGTTGCAAACGTAATGGATACAGTTCCTATCTTTATGCCCGTTTTAATCAAGAGTACTATTACACCGGGTATATTAGAAGCAATGGAGGAATTATATAGCAATCATTCAATTGTATATAATCCAGAGTTTCTAAGAGCACGTACTGCTGATCAAGATTTTATTGATCAAAAATCATGTGTGTTGGGTGGGGAAGATCCCGAAGGATTTTGGCAAGAACTATTTACAAGCATATTGCCAAATTGTAAATTGTTTTTTCACTGCACCACTGTAGAAGCGGCAACCGTCAAGTATGGCATCAACGCATTCTTAGCAACAAAGGTTGCGTTTTTTAATCAGTTGTATGACATTTGCGAAAAAAACGGTGCCGATTATAAAATGGTTAGACAAATGATCACACACGATAGTCGCATTGGTAATAGTCATACATTAGTGCCAGGATTAGATAGCGAACGTGGATTTGGTGGAGCATGTCTTCCTAAAGACACAGAGGCATTTGTACACTATGCTAACAGCATCGATACATCATTTAGTATACTAAATGAATCGGTGAAATACAATAAGAAGGTTAGGAAAAATCCTTGACATTGTCAAAAAACCTAAGTATAATCATAACATATGGAGAATCACATGAAACACTTTTTACAAGATCTAGTAGCACATACACACAGCTTGGGCTTTTTGCCTTTGGTCAAAGTATCATCAACTACTAAAGAAACAAGCATTGAATCAATGGCAGAAGATCGTTCAGTTATTGTCAACGCAAAAACACACAGTCCAGTTGATGACTTTGAAGGTGTGTTTGGTATGCCTAACTTAAACAAACTGGACATCCATTTAAAGTGCCCCGAGTACAAGGAAAATGCAACTATTTCAGTTGTTAAACAAGAACGCAATGGAGAAACAATTCCCACAGGATTGCATTTCCAGAACGGACTTGGAGATTTTCAAAACGATTATCGTTTTATGAATCAAGACATCATCAATGAAAAATTGAAAAGTGTTAAATTCAAAGGTGCCAAGTGGGATATTGAATTCCAACCAAGTATGGCTAGTATTCAACGTCTTAAGTTCCAAGCAAATGCACACTCAGAAGAACAAACTTTCCAAGTTAAAACAGAAGGCAATGATTTAGTGTTTAGCTTTGGTGATGCAAGTACACATGCGGGCTCGTTTGTTTTTCAAGCAGGTATAGATGGTAAATTACGTCAAACATGGTCGTGGCCTGTTAATCAAGTCCAAAGTATTTTGAATCTGAACGGTGATATCACAATGCGTATTGCAGATGCAGGTGCATTGAATATTACAGTCGATAGTGGAATTGCTGTATACGATTATATATTGCCAGCACAAAGCAAGTAATGACTGAACTGCATAAACGCACGTTACTTAGAACAGTAAGTTACAGAATAATTGCATTGTTAATAACTGCTATCTGGACTGGTATAAGCGATGCGATAGTAATACATATTATTCTAACTGCTGTTCATTATGCCATGGAAAGAGTATGGCTTAAAATTAAATGGGGGAAAATAGAATGACTTTAGATCAAATTTTAGTAGCATGTGGTGTATGGGCATCATTAATGGTTATTTGTTACACACATAGTGGTTGGCGTAATATGCGAGACTGTTATGGTATGTGGTTTACAAAAGAGTATTGGACTAGTTACAATACTGTAGAGTTTATAAGCTGGGTAGCAAAAGCCATTATTATTATTCCAGGTTTAATCTTTGGCATTCAAATCTGGGAATTATACTACCTGACACTATTAACTAGCGTAACACTTATTTGGGCAAGCCGCAAAAAGGCCCTGCCTACCCTAGTAGGATTTAATACTATGTGGGCGTGGCTAAGTTTGATGGTACTAGCACAACATTGGATTTAAATGAATAAGAACTTAACAGCACATCAAAAAGACTATGCATATTTCCTGCCAGCAACATCAGGATTTTATAGCACGTATATAGGTAAACAACGCTACAGCAACTATGTTGACCCTGCACGTATTCCTGCCAGCTTTGGGCCACTTGGTATTGAAGCAATGAATTACTTGAATCCCAATGCGGCATTTTACTTTGATCATTGCTTGTATTCAGCTGGACATGCCAACTTGGATTTGACAAAACCTGATCCCAGTGAAGATATGTTTCGCAACAGAGATCGCTCAACAAGTTGGGTACTAGGTGATTCAGGCGGATTCCAGATTGGTAAAGGTGTATGGGAAGGCGAGTGGAATGATCCTACAGGTGCTGAGGTAGCACAACGTATGGCCGAAGCAGTTGCCAAGGGTATTGAACTTGTTCCGCAAGTACATCCAACTGGTCATCCTAAAACTGACAAAAACGGCAATCCAAAGTATACCAAGATTGATCATGTTAAAATTTATCAAGCCAAATTAGATGCGGCACAAAAGAAACGTGAGCAAGTTCTAACATGGATGGATTCATTAATGGATTATGGTATGGTGCTTGATATTCCAGCATGGGTAGGCCGTAGCCCAGTTGGTGCTAAGAACAGTGGTATTGCCAGTTATGAACAATCAGTTAGTGCTACCAAGTACAACAACGAATACTTTATTAAGCATCGCACAGGTGCTTGTAAATTCTTAAATGTTTTACAAGGCGAAAATCACGGTCAAGCAGAAGATTGGTATCAGCAGATGAAAGACTTCTGCGATCCAACAAAATATGAACGTCCATTTAACGGATGGGCTATGGGTGGACAGAACATGTGTGACGTAGACTTAGTGCTACGCAGACTAGTTGCATTAAAGTTTGACGGACTATTAGAACAAGGTCAACAAGACTGGATGCACTTCTTGGGTACAAGTAAACTCGAATGGGCATTATTACTGACAGACTTGCAACGTGCTATTCGTAAATATCACAATCCCAATTTTACAATCAGCTTTGACTGTGCTAGTCCATTTCTTGCTACTGCTAATGGACAGATTTATGTTCAAACAGAAATTACAGACAGACAAAAGTGGTTGTATAGAATGTTGCCAAGTTTAGACAACAAGAAGTATAGTCAAGATACACGCCTGTTCCAAGATGTAGTTGTACAAGACAAACACTTTAAATCGTTTACTACTAGTCCATTAATGGACGGGGTAGAAGTTAAAGATATTTGCATCTATGGTCCGAATGATGTTAACAAAATTGGTAAAGTTGGCAAAACAAGTTGGGATAGTTTTACCTATGCAATTATGATGGGCCATAATGTTTGGTTACATTTGAACAGCGTACAAGAAGCAAATCGTCAATATGATGCTGGACTATGTCCAGCTATGTTAGTGGACGAAAAGTTTGACCGTATCTATTTCAAAGATGTAGTAGATGCTATCTTTAGTGCTCCTGATAGGGCAACTGCGGTTGCTATCATTGATGGCTTTGATAAATTCTGGCAAGCTATTCCAGGCACCCGAGGTGCTACCGGTAAGAAAACAGTTAATGCTAGCGGAATGTTCTCCGCTTTGTTTGACGAAGTGGAAGAAGATAGTGTACAATTAGTAGACGAAGAAGAATTTGATACTCAAAAGTTAGATGATTTAGAATCCGGTGTATAGCATTACCCGTGAAAATTTTCATGAAAAGAGTTATAAAATGACATTACCTGATGAAAGATATCGAGCAGTAGTACAGACTCAAAAGTTTTTACTTGAGATTTTGTCTACTCCCCGAGTTCCAAAAAAAATTAAAGACGATGCCAGATGGTGTTTGCGTCATTATCCCAGCGAATACGACATGCAAATTGCGGCAAGAGGTTCTCCTGAAGTGTTCCAAAAACAAATGGAAGATGTAACTAGAATGTTTAAACAATACGAGCAAACTAAAAATGAAGCGTAGCCTAATTGTTGGTATGGGTATAGGACAGTTGTACAAAACTGTTCTAGAAAAACTTGGCCACGAAGTTATAACTGTGGATCAAGATCCTAAGAAAGTTGCAATGTATACATCTGTAGATCAAGCAGTTCTTATCCATAAGATTTTTGACACTGCACATATTTGTACTCCTAACTTTACACATTTTGATATTGCAAGTAAAGTTGCACCGTGCAGTAAAATTGTGTTTATTGAAAAACCTGGTGTTTCGAATAGTTTTACGTGGCAACGTTTACTAGAAGAATACAAGTATACTCGTTTCATCATGGTTAAGAACAACATGTGGCGTAGTAATATTACTGAATTGAAAGAGTTGGCTGCACGGGCCAAGACAGTGAAGATCAAATGGATACGTAAGAATTGTATTCCTAGTCCTGGAAGTTGGTTTACTACTAAAAAATTATCATTCGGTGGCGTTAGTCGAGACTTGATGCCACACTTGTTAAGTTTATATATTGCTATGAATCCACTGTGGCGAGCGGACAAAGTTAAAGGTAGCACTACACTAGCGGCTTGGCAGTTAGAAGATATTGACAGCACAGACTACGGTGTTATCAATCCTAACGGAACATACGATGTAGACGATGTATGTGTTATTGACTTTGCTAACAAATGGTCATGTGCCGCTAACTGGCGTAGTATGTTAGATGATGATAGTTCCATTGAATTTTTCATGGAAGATAACAGTGTGGAACGATTTGAACTGGGATGGTGTCCTGAAGAAGCATATCAGGCCATGATCAAGGAAGCAGTTGATCGAGTGGATGATGCTAAATTCTGGATAGAACAATACGAGCAAGACACCTGGATACACGGAGTAATTGAAAAACTATGACAAGATGTTTGCAAACAACTGGGCAAGGTTACTTTGAACAAGTAACATATGATATTCCTCCGTTAACTGAAGATGAAATTTGTGTTCGTGCTGTTATGACCGGCGT